CCGGGAATGTTATTAAGGACATAGTTTCGCCGTGCCGCGCGCGGCCGTTTGCGATTGGCGGGGCGCGGAGCAGGTCCGCGCCTATTCTTACTGACTGGCTGATTCTTAGACATGTCAAGTCAATGCTGATTGTAACCACGTTACAGGATTCGGGCAAGTGGAGCCTGATCATGATATAGGTCCACATGGCCGTCATACTCGACTGTTAACGTGTCCTCAATAAGCATCTGGGTTTGTGGATCCACGCCCCAAGCTCGCTCAAAACTTAAACGAGTGGCGTACTCCACATCAATGGGCTGAACGCGATCAATGCCATGCTGCAACTTGCGGGCTTCATAGTGCTTGTCCGTCACATAATAGCGGCCAGAGCCCCGTTGGGCCATCAACTCGCCCAAGCGTTGCAGTATCGGGACCCCTCGCCCCAGCACCATTTCGCACAACCCGACCGATCTCACCCACCGGTGTACCAATGATGGTGGCATTGGCAACACACTCCAACCAGCACGGGATAGGACTCGCAGGGGATTACGCACCATGCGCCACCTGCCGCCTACCTCCACTGGTCGGCTCTGACAAAATTCCACCTCCTCAAACACCTCTGTGGATTGCTCTAGTTTGGTGTGCATACACATCGCCCGCATAGTCGTTGCCAAATCAGGCAACAGGGCGCGATCGTCACGCTCTATTATCACCACTGAGTCATCTCCATCGACATACATACAGTGTCGTATCGCGCCAAGCCAAGCCCGCAGCAACAATATATTTAGTACCGTTCCCCCTAGGGCGGTGCTAGCTTCACCTGACATACGTGTGCCAGGCGTGTAATACTGCGTGCCATTCTTGGTACCACCCCGATTTCGCATCTGCATCAACATGTACCTACGCACTGATTTACGATGAATGCCGCCAAACAACCGTTGATAAAAACGACTTTCAATCCGTAGCAGTTCTGGTGTTATGTGCGCATCAAACTTAGAATGATCCAGACACATAAATAGGGGCTGGGCAAACGTTGCGGCTTTAGCGAGCAGATCGCTCGCTCGCTGATCAGCGTTACGCCCCTTAGCGCAAATAGGTGACTCAGATTGATCTTCAAGCGTGTACAATGCGCGTTCCATAGGAATGACATATCGCGCCCAGCTCACGCCATAACGCTTCGATCTATGCTGTATAGCTCGAGGTGCCTTATAGTCAGCTTCATGAGATTTGTCCGCCTTGATAAACATGCGTACTTTGGCATCTTCATTGTTAAGGGGGGTCTCATACAACGATTGGCGCGCCATTATATATTGCTTCTTCTTGCCGCCGGTGTACCGAGATATCACCTCGGAGTAGCTTATCGGTTCCAACCAATGGTCAGTACCGCTAGCCAACACCTCATCAGCAAGTTCATTGGCCAAATGCGCCAGCAAGCCACTCCTCTCGCAAGGGGGGGCGGCCAACTGGTGTCTAGACCGAAGCGCTGCTTCCTCGTTGTGGACACACCCCGCATGAGTCCAAACATAATTGGTTGGCTGCAGCTCCTGTCCTGCATGTGCAACCACAACATTCATGTAGGTTCGTCGCCTACACACACAATCCCGTTCCCTTGTCCTGATCCAGCTGCCTGCAATGACCTGCCCAGGTAACAAGCCACGAACGCAGACAGCGGGAAGGGAACGGGTGTCCTACGCTG